ATACGGTAGCGCAGCCCTGTAGCGATTAGAACCGCCCCCCCTGCATTCGTGCGCGTTATCCGTATCATACCACTTTGTATCGGCTAACGTCCTGTGCGGTCTTGACGGCGTGGCATTTGTGGCATAATGGCTGCAAGTTATCAATTGCTAAACGTTCACCACCCTGTTTAATCGGCACGATATGGTCAACGCAACTGGCTAGTGCATTCTTGCACATTCGGCAAATTGGTTCGTTTCGCCTTACGTGCTTAGACACTTTTTCCCACTGCCAATCGTAACCTTGTTCGCGCGATGTACCAAACCTTGCTGTACGTTTCTTCGCAATTACCGCCCGCCTTGCATCTATCTTTTTCTGCCGCACTGCATCGCAGGTTGCACACAATCGGGAGTCTGATATTGATTGTGCTTTGCAACCGTTGATGCAGAATGTTCGCGGTCTACTTGGCATCTGGCTTCAGTTGTTCAACCGAACCACCGCCGTGTAATGCGATAATCGCGTACGAACATCGTGCGCCCTCTCTCCAATAGTTCTTAACGTTATCGGGCAGCGTATCCCAATTTGGTAGGGGGTTGTCTTTGTCTTGCATATCAACCATCGCAGAACCAGCAACCGCTAAATGAACCCCACGCGCTACCTCTTCCAATAGTTCTTTTGTTGGTGCAGGAATTATTGCGCCTAAATGGTCAACCTTAACAGCGTATTTTTCTGGTTCGCCATTTGGCATTTGGTTTATCTGCCCATCTTACTTTTTATTGTTGATGAAAAATACACACCGCCAACAAAACAAACCACACCCACCAGAGCCGTCCACCACATATTCCCCAACATATCACTAATCGTTGCTAACATCATGTTCGCATTCCTTTTTTTTAAGTAACATTTCTTTAATCGTAACATACGACCAAGATAAACTAATTGCGCCAGTTGCTACAAGAACAGGCACCAAAATCCAAGAAAGATAATTCGCTATGGCAAAGTTTAACACAATAAGCAAACACCCAATGATGATTGCACGCATTCCCATTGCACCGCGCGTAATAACTAGCGCGACAACGCCCGCCATTGTTGCCAATCCACCAACCCAAGAAAGAACAGCCAGTTCCTGCGTTGCGTGCTGCGCAGTATCCACAACAAGTTCTTGCATATCATCCGCAAACGTGGGCTTGTTTGTTGTCATAAAATCAAACATGCTACAACCTGCTAACAATAATGGTAATAACAGCAGGTAACAAACCCGCAACTGCGCCGATTGCACCAGCAACCAAACGCGCTTGGCTTGCTTGCACTGCCATTTGTTTTTCCATTCGTGCCAAGCGCTTTTCAATTGTGTGTAAATCATTTTCTATTGCTCCAAGCCTATGTAAAACGAGGCGCTTATGTTCGCCCCAACCATTTTGATTATCTTTTGTCATCGTTTGTTTATCGCATCTTGCTCGACCACTGCCAAAGAAAATGCTAATAAATCTTTTGCGCGTACTGTTATCAAGAGTTCTTGCCGATTTTTTTTATGTGCAACATACGGTATTGACTGCCCACATTCGTTTATTGCTTGATGCATTGCCTTGTACAAATTCAGGGATTCCACAAATTTAACTTCGCAGTGCGTGTTTGGAAACCCGCCAACCACATCGGCATTTCCTTCTAGCCCACAGTATTGTTTCCCCCGCCGCGCTTTACATCCAAAAGAATCCCTAAGCCATTGCGCAACAAACCGTTCACCGCGTTTGCCCTTTTGATTTCCGTTGGTCATTTCTGAATTGCTCCGCCTGTTGTTTTTGTTGTTTGTAACTCAGCCCGCGTTTTGTCAATTCCCTAGCCGTAAACCCTGCAATCCTAGCCCTTGCCCATTCGCTATTTGGCTTGGGTTCAATTGTTTGTAGTGTACCATCATAATTGGTTTCCGCCGATTCAATTATATCACTGCTAACATATTCTTTGCGCTGGTATTCTTTTTTGCCTTCTTTATTTGTAAGCAATCTTTCGCCATTCATACGCCTATATTTTCGCCTAACTTCAAAAGGTAATGCGTAAGATAGAAACGTAATCAACTTCGCCTTGGTGGGGTCGTAACGTCCAGATTCAACCAAGTGCGCAGTAATAATAAACGCCTCATTGTGCAATTCGTCCAGTTCCCATTTTCCGTAACCGTGGCGATGTTGCGCGTGTTTTGCCCAGCGCAACGCAGCGTTTGAAATTTCGTTTACATCAATTCCCCTAATTTCTGCCATTTTAATTACTCCAATAATATACGTTTCGGCTATTTTATTATTGCACATTAAAAAAAATATAATGCCCCCAAAAAAGAACCCCTACCAAGTAAACGAAAAAACTCGGCAGGGGTCAAGGGGGATATGTTAAAGTATCGCGTATACCGATACCAATTATATTCTAACAGATTACGCCAAAATACTTACCTGTTCTTGGAGAATCCACGATTCTATTTTTGCCATTTGCACAATCGCCTGATTGTTTATTTGTCGAATTGGAATACCACCCGAAATCGCTGAACCAATTTCAACCATTGCACTTGCAACGCTGCGCGGCGTTCCTGTTGCTTCCCATTTAACCAGCCTAACAGAACCCCAAGATACATCGCCCTTTCTTAGACGGCTAGCCTCACGATTAAAACAGGCTAATGCTGGTCTGTGTTGAATAAAGCATTTTGGTTGTTCTTTGCAATTGCTGTATTGAATTGAATAAATTGCTGTTTTCATTTTTCACCGCCGTTATGTGGTCTGCTGCTCAACCCCACCGTTAAAAATTCTATTGTGGCTTCAAGTAATAATTTCAAATATTTCATTGTGCTATCCTTTCGTTGTGCCTTGCGGCGGTTTATTCATTATCTTCCCACAACCCATTGCCAAGTTCTTTCAACACCAGTTGCTTGTCTTTTTCTTTGTCTGGTGGAAGATTCTTCATAGTCCACAACATAAAAACAATTCCTTCAATTGCTTTGTCTGTGAGATTATGAACATTCTTCTCATCTAGCCAAGCCCCACCGCTGATTCCAAATGAATTACCCATCAGTGCAAGCAATTCCCTTCCATTGACGGTCATGCCTTTGATGTCATATTTTCTTTGTTCCATTTTCATTTTCCCTTTCTGTTTTTCGGCGGTTTATTAAGTAAAAGATACGCTGCGTAAAAGAGGCTGTATGAACTCGACTTTTTGCTGTTGCCGAGTGTACAAACTTTTGTAGTGCTTCTTGGCATATTCCAAAATCATTTGCTGTCGTTCACCTGTTGCTCTTTTTGCCATTCGCAAATAGTCGAGAAGCATACTCAATTGTTGATAATTCTTCATACGAAGAAAAGCCATTGTTTCATCTGTTTCTTCAAGGATTTCATCCTCTGCCTGTTCAACAATATCAACCAACTGCGAAAGACTGATTGTGTCGATTGTTTCTTTGTTTGTTGTTTCGTTTGTCATTTTGTTTTGCCTTTCGTTTTGGGGTTTGTGTTTGTTCAAAAATCTTTTGCGATTCTTGCTGAACCGTTTGCGAGCATGAAGTACGCATCGTTTAATTTCATTCTTCTTTTGAGAAGTTGACCACAACTTCGCACAATCTTGAATGCCACTTCTTTGTTGCTTCTGTTCTTTTTGATGATGATGTTTAGTTTGTTCATTGTTTCGTTTCCTTTTGTTGTTTGTTCGTTTGACATGCTTTCCATTATACAAACTTATCGGCTCAATGTAGCCAATATGTGGCAATTTTACCATTTTTTTGTCATTATTCAGCGAAAAGGTACAAAACCCGCCCTAATCCGTCAATAAACCGCACGCTTCAAGCGCATTACTCGCTATTTTGCGTATACCGCGCTCGTTTGACGTATTGCGGATACGGTTCATTTCGATTATCAAACGCTCTAGGCTGGCGTTTACGCTTCGTGTGGCAAGCCTTTGAACCTGCTCACGTTGTTCACCATCCGTAAACCTGTATTCATAATAATTTTTATTTTCAATTATGCGCGAATCAAATTTATAGCCGTGGTATTTCAATAACTCCATTGATGAAGTTATTTGCGCAACTGTTATATCTAAGGTTTTTGATATTTCAATTCTGCTTGTCCATTCTTTTTTTTTCATTTCAATCAAAATATTTTGGCAACGTTGCGACAACTTTGAAAATGGTGTTGTTGCCTTGCTTGATTTTATTCCGTTCATGCGTTTCGTTCCTCAACTACCCGAAATGCTTTTACAAATTGTGCAAATGTTTTAGACCATGTATTCATATTCGCCGTATCGTTAAGTTCTGCAATCCCCTCAAATCGTTCTTTGAATTGTGTAGCCCAGTTTATTCGTTCTTCGTTATCCCAACTTGCAACAACCAGCCAAGCGTTTTCGCGTTCCAAATTCACTTGATATTCTTCTTCTTTTCGTTCTTGTATTGCTTTTTGCCGTTGCGATTCTGCGCTATCGCTTTCGGTTAAAGGTACGCCGCGATGCCCAGCACGTACCTCTTTGAACGCATCCGCCACCCATTTGGGTTTTGGCGTTTCAGAATTATAGCGATGGTATACAACTTTCAATGCTTCACGAAACCACTCTGGGTTTAGCATCCCGAATTGTTCCTTCCACGAATTAAATTGTTGTGGCGTAACCGCCCACTTTGGAAAAAGCCCCGCCATAAGTTCAAGCGTTTTTTTCCATTCTGCACTCCTGTCAATTGTTGTTTCTATTTCGTTCATTCGTTACGCCTTTCATTTTTTCAAGTTCACTTTCAAGTTCAATAATTCGCTTGCGCAGTTTATCAAATTGCCATTTTGTTGTTCCGTTTTCATAATCGTTTGCTTTTTTTATTGCGATTGCAACCTGCATTTCTTCGTACGTTTTTGAGAAAAATATACTGTTCTTCATATTTCAACTCCCAAAACGCGAAACGCAAAATACACACCAACACCAAATGCAAAGCCCCGTACTGCAAGCATTAAAAGTGTTGCAAACACTACAAAAAACAACCCCACGCAACCTAGTTTTTCTGTTGTTTTGTCAATCATTCAAAAACTCCCTTTCTTTCATATCATCCGCAGCATCTTGGTCACCCGATTCAGGTTCATCAAGTTGTAAACCAAAATCTGTAGCCACGTACGGTGTAATTTCATACAGTTCATACATCAATTCATTTGCAATCAATGTAACTTCTTGAGGATTTGTCAAACGCTCTAATCTGCCCAAGATACTGGGAACGTGCCAAACCCCAACAACATTTGGCGAACAGTTCAATTCTTCGCGCGTTTTACTGTAGTTTTCTGTTTCAACGTGTACTTCATACAGGCATCCTTCGCTCAATAGCGAATACACATCAACGCGCGATTTGTGCAAAACCGTTTGTTGATTTGCAAGTGACTGAATAAGCCCTTCCTGCTTAACCCGTTGTTCGTTTAGTTTTTCTTTATTCATTTCAAACCCTTTCTGCCCACGCGGGCAATTCAATATCGTAAACACAATCGCCATACGCTTTTGGCGTTTCATTTTTTGAAATTGTTGCGTTGTAATCGCGCCATTGTCGTAATGCCCTACAGCATAACTTCCAGCCGTTATCGAGTACATCAACATCATAGCGATAAACAGCAACGCCATAAGGCTCTGTATTTTCAACCGCAATTACATAACAGTTGCACGTTTTCCAACTGCTACCAATTGCCTTCGCGTACCACGCCATTTGCATTTGATAAAACAAACTTGCAGATTGTCTTGCAAAGGCATCTGGGCTTGCATCAATGGTTGTTTTAATATCAATAATTGTATTATCACCCTTGACTGCATCAATTTTTGCCTTGCACGTTTCGCCATCAAATGCAAAATCAATTTCAACTTCGCGCTTTGTATCCTGCATCAATTCAGTAGCGTGTTCATGTTCATCAACCGCATTTGCCATTGCTATTACTGCTTCATGCTGGTCGTATTTGATAACCGTCTTTTTGCCAGCACTTTCAACAAACGAAGCGTATTCTGCTTTGCCCGTTTTTGTTCGCCTGTCGCAATCTGGGCAAATGGCAATCAACTCATTGTAGCGATGGGGTTCAAGGATTGCGCAATGTGCAGCCGTGCCAAGGTTCATCGTTGGCGATGGCTTGAAGGTTCGCATTCGGGTTGCTGCGTGTACTGGCGATTGTTTTATGATTGATTTTAATAATGTTGCAGAAATGCCAACGCGAGAAAAATAGTCAAACTTCAAATTTGTGTTTTCCATTTTCATCCTACTTTCTCGCCAGTTCCATTACATTCAGGGCATTCGTCAATTGCACCGAGCATTGAACCAAAAACTTTATTACTGGCAACACCACCAGTTCCATCACACTTTGTGCATATCTCAGCAGTGTCTATTGCCTTTTCAATACTTCGTATTGTTAGCAATGTGTCAAGTGCTTTGTGGTGTTGCAAAATTCCATCAACCGAATTTTTGTTTAGTTCAATTAGTAATTTGATTGTTTTAACTGCATATCTAATATCTGTTATTTCATCTGGTCTAATTGTGGTTTCTAGCGTTTCCACTTTTTCAATCATAGCGTTCATTTGTTTATTTGTTAATAGCATTTTATTCCTCGTTTAATTCGTGTATTCGTTCCCACGGTGTAGCCTCTGTTTGTTTTTTTCGTGAATCCCAAACGCTTGGGTCAACCAAATGCCTATCTTCATTCAACCATTTATCTGGGTCTTTGAAATATTCCTGTTGCCCTTCGGACGAAGCGTAATATAACTCAAAACGTTCAGCAAGCGCGACTGCTGCAATTTTACGTTCTTCGTGCGTTTTAGCGTTGGTGCGATTGATTGCAGCGATGATTGCACGCGCGGTTGGCACTGGGCTAACCAGCCTATGTTTAGGAATCGCCGAAATTACGGTTTGAATTATGGGATTTCGCAGGTATCCAGTAGCGAACGCCCTAACAGCCTCATCTTCAACAGAATTGCCTTCTGGAAAATATGGTTCTGTTTTATCCTGTTTTGTTATATGCTGTTCTGTAGTGTTATGTTCTGTATTGTTATGTAATGTAGTTACCAGTGTGCTACCAGTGCCGTGGTAGTCTGGTGGTAGCGCGGTGGTAGCGTGCTGGTAGTCTGCTGGTAGCGTGCTACCAGTGACTATAGAAACCCAGTTTATTGACACTAGAAACGGAATTGCGCATTCAACTGTTTGCGTTTTGCAGCCAACCTTCAAGGCAATATCGTCAATTGAGTAACCCCGCCCCTTTTCGTCTGCAAGAATACCGCGCGTTTCGCATTTGCTTGCAATCTGAATTAAGAAAATCCAAATGGCAAAGATTTCAAGCCCATTTTCTTCGCGTAGCATCTTTTTCAATCCCAAACCATCGTGTTTATTTGGCACTGCAACCCAAGAATGCTTGGCTATTTTTCGCGTTTGAGATTTTTCAAAATGCTCATTCCAATCAACTATCGAAATAATTTTATTTTCTTCAACCATTACTTTACCTTTCGTTTTTCAAATAGCATGCCACTCAATTCCATTGTTTCTCTTTTTTGCTTCATAAAATCCAAATATTTTTGATATGCCGTTGATTTTGTTTGCGTAAAACTTAATCCCTTACACCAAAAATCATTACGCAACAATGATTTACACACCCTGCGCCAAGATGGAATTTTTCTATCTTGTTCCAGCCGCAAATCCCCTTCATCAGGAATACCCTCACTGTACCCTCGTTCTTGCCACCATTGACAAAACTTCGCAATTTTGTTTTTATAGTGTTCGCAAGTTTTTGGTGGCATTGAATTTACAAGCAGGTTTGCAAAACTTTCCCACGTATGCCCCTCTGGCTTGCTTATCTTTCTATAACCCGTCATATTTCCAGATTCATTTACATATAACGCACCAGAGTTTGCCCCATTTACTCTTGCAACAACCCTTGACCATGTTTCTGGCTCGATTAAATGAAATAACCATAACCCCCTTCTTTGGTCATCGCCATAGGGCTGGCAAATCCTACTTTGGTGTATTGTCAAACCTGCTTTGTACATTAAATCGTATAATTTGTTATATGGTCTATCGGGATTCTTTCCATGATATGCCCAAACATCTTCTGTTCTCCAATCATAAATCGGATAAATATTTGTACACCGCTCAGTTACACGTGTTGTCCAACCCAAATCATCTACACGCTTTTTGTTTTTATGTGTAATAGTTCTATACCTATTCAAACTTTCATCGGTTCGTATACCAACAAAACACGCAGCCGTTTTATCACCTGCAAACCAATCACCAAATTCTGGTACAAACTCTTCAAACTCCATACCTTCACAAAAGAAAGGGTAAAAATTTTCATCGTCAATACATGTTTTCGGTTTGGAACGAATCCAATTTTCTTTTTCTGATTCTTCCCAACATACCCAAAATGGGTCGTATACACTTACTGCATTTCGCAAATGAATTGGTAAACAAATCCAATGCGGTTCGATATGCTTTTCATATAAATCGTAGCACGCCTGAGTATGCGAAATAGTCATTTTATATTGACCTTCTAAATCAATAAACATAACCCCGACCTTGCGCTTTCTTTTTATCGCCTCGTCCATTACAAGATGAAGCATTACCGTTGAATCCTTGCCCCCACTAAAACTAATGTATATGTTTTCATAATTATCAAAAGTCCAACCTATGCGCTGTTTTGCTGCTTCTAAAACATTAATACCAATTGCTTGTTTAGGCATTGTTGCTCCCATTCATTTATTACTAATTTTGCGATTTCATTTGCTTCGTTTTGTTGTTGTGGTTCTAGTTTCCACCATGCTATTCGTGTCGCTAAATCAACACAGCCAGCATATTCAAAACATGATGCTTGACCAATCCACGCCTTACGATTACAACCTAAATTAGTTAAATTTACAAGTGTTGCAATAGGCATTGTTATTGTTACACGCTCCATGAACGCTAAACATTTGTCCGAATTAGACAACAATTGTATAGCATCCTCAATCATGCGTTCTTCTAATTCGGGTTTCATTGGCGCATACATCCCTCGTTGCCAATCTTCCCATTCAAGATAGTTTCTAAATATTTGCTTCATCTAATGTATCGCTTTCGTCAATAGATTCTGCTTCCCACGCTTCACTAAATTCATGATTTGCAAACATTTCTGCAAGACCAGTAATTTGTGATAAACGCAAAACTTCATCTGCATCCATGCCAAGTTCTTTAGATATGCGCTTGTCCGACCAATTGCGCCGTTTTAATTCAATCACAATTTCAGCCATTGCATCAATTTTGTGCTTGCCCCTTGCGCGATTGTGTCGAATTGTCGATGCGATTCTATCGTTTCTATCTTCGCGGTTTGTATTTATTACTGCTAACGGTAAATGATTGTGTATCCTATCTGTAACGCTCGGACACTCCCGTCCAACTCGATTTCGATGGAAACCATCTATAACCTCAAAATGCTCTTCGCGTTCCCACGCAACAATTGGTTGCGTATAACCATCCTCGTCAATACTATGTTCTAAAAGTTTCATTTCTGGTGGGGCAACGCTGTTGGGGTTGTAATCGTTCGCAAAAACATCTTCGCATTTAATCCACTGCACACAATCAACAGGTTCATTCTTAAATGGCGAAACTCTGTGCAACTCCATCCGTATTTCATTTAAGCAATTAATGCGTTCCTCGATTTTCATTTTGAATAAAATCTTGGCAATAATTTTAATCCCACTAATACATTCATCGTGTTTTTTTTTCATTACTTACTTTACCTTTCGTTTGTTGTCTTTTCGTTACCTTTCACCGCAGACGGTTTTTACACCGCCCACGGCACGAAAGGTTAAATATCAAAATGGAATATCATCATCTATTATTGGCTTCGTTGTTTCAGGTTGGGGTTGCTGTTTTTGACTACAAGCCCCAATATATGCTGCGATTGAATTACGCGCAGGGTATTCGCCTTCTGGGTCAATCTTTAACTTCACAAATACGCGCTTGCCTTTCAGCAATTGTTCCTCGATTTTACCATCAAAAGCAATCCCAGTAAATTTGCAGATTGCTTTTAATTTGTACAGTGATGAAGGCGCAACAATATAATCAAAAACCCGCACCTTCTTGCCATCGTTTGAATAGCAATCAATATCAAGTTTTAGCATATCGTTACCCTTCTTTGAAACCTGTTGTTTTATCTCAACAATTTCGGCTTCATATTCACCCGCAGGAAAACAGATAAAGGTTTTTTCCTCTACTCCAGTTGCATCAAAATTAAATGTCATTACTTTACACTCACTTTCTTTTTAATTGCGGCAACCATTTTAGTTGCCTGTTCTTTTGTTAAATCCTTCAATTCATCAATGCCGAGTTTTGTCAAACAATTGCTTACAAATTCGCCACCGCTTACGTAGTTAATTACATACGCTTCAATTTCTGCAACCTGTTTTGAAGTTGCTGGCGTAACGACCTTCGCAGTTCGTTCAAGTTCTTGCATCGAATAGCGTTTGGCCAATTCTTCAAATGTCCATTCAAATGTTTCGCCATCAGGAAAACCCTCAATTCGAGTTTTGCAAACTCGCGCAAATCGCTTCGTTGGTGTTGGCTTTTCCAAGTGCAATACCAAATCGAAAATGTAAGGCAATCGTTTCCAACCTTCAAAGGTTGTACCAATCACTTTCATTTCGTCACCGTATTCTGGCTTTGCGTGCGCAGTGATAACAACGTTCATATCCAAGCGCAGCAACAAATTCACCAAGCGTTTCATGTGCTTGCTGGCTTCTTGGTAATGTTTGCCCCACTCATTGCCAACCTCTTTTTCACACTTTTCGACCAAATCAAAAAACAAGGGTGAAATAGAATCAATTACCAACGTCTTAAAATCATGCGGTTCGATTGATAAATTGCGCACTTCATCAATCACATCTTCAATTGAAGTTGTTTGGAAAACTGCACCACCAACCGCGTTGACAAGTTCGTGGTAATTATCCGTACCGCGTTCGGAATCAATCAAGTACGGCGCGGGCATTTGGCAGCAAGCGGTTGTTTTACCAACTCCTGCATCACCGTACATCAATAATTTTAACCGTCTTGTTCGCGCCGACGGTTTCGTTGCGCGTAGTGCCATATTGCACTCCTTTCGTTTTACATTCGCCGTTGGTGCGCGTTGTGCGCTTTTTTGAACAACGGTCAAATTGTTGTTTTATCTTAACAGGTTTCGGGCTTACTTGCTTTTGTGCCTTCCAGCCAATCTGCTTTATCGACCATTTTACCGCAACCCTCAACAACTGCACCATCCTGCATTCGCCCGCACATTAGCGCGGTAAATTTGCCATGATAAATTGTTGCTTGTTTTTTGCAATGTGGGCAAGTTATTTTTTTTCCGTTTTTCATTTTCGTTTTTTCCTATTCTTGTTTGGTTTTAGTTTTATATCCAACCCCAAAAACTTTCGTTCTTTTTTTAGCATCAATTCAAAACATTCTTTTCGGCTTAATGATGCGTTCGCCATTTGGTACATTTTTAACATTGCGAGAACATTTTGGCGGGCAATTATTTCTTTTCTGGTTGGGTGTTTCAAATCACAATGAAACTTATTTGTTTGCTTGTTCATGTTTTTGTACCTTTTGCCATCGGTGAATTGATAGCGGCAAATATCGTTTGACATTCCTGCCCGTTTTACTCTGTTCAAAATACTCACACAGCAACGGCTCACCACCATTGCATTTATTCTGTGCAATATTTTCTGCACGTTGCTGGCGATATAATTTTTCTGAGAGTGCTAAAACCACGCCTTCAGTAGCAATAGTGATTGCGTCTTTTTCTTTAATTATTCGCATTTTCATTTATCCTTTCGGCTTTCGCCTGTTTTAGTTTATTCGCACAAAGTTATGCGGTGAGATGCACCTCGCCTGTTTTATATTCCCCGACATTCAGCACATTCACAATAATTTTCAATGGGGATTTTATCGGTATCGCTATTACAACAAATCCAATCTGGTGATGTGCCTGTATCTTCAGAAAAACATTCTGGACAGTTGATAGTTGTTTCACCATTGATGCCAATAATTTTCGGCATCGCACCACTTACATTGCATTTACATATATTGCAAACCCACTTATGGTTAAACCATGCCTCATGGCTATTGGCAACCCAACATCCCGATTTTTTATCTTGTACTAATTTTGCATTCATTTCATTTATCCTTTCGTTTTGCGTTTCCGCGTTTCGTTTATTCGCACAAAGTTATGCGGAAGGTTGCACTCCGAAGAATGCAACCCACCTCGCAACCGAGTTTTAGTTTGTTTCGTGTTGTGCTTTCCTTTTTTGTATTTCAGCAATCATATCTTTTCTTGCTTGTCCAGCACGCCATCCTTCCATGAGGGTCATTTGTCTTTCTGCTTCCCAGAACATGAATGGGGTGAGTACGATACCATTTTCATCTGGCTTACCATCGAGTTTATATTGCTTTGTGATGCTGTCTAATTCTTTTTGGTATTCTTCGTCTGTTTGATTTTGATGTCCATCTACGAAGCCATCGATTGACCAAACCAATTTTTCTCTTTTGTTTGTTTCATTGTTTGTTTCTGTGTTGTTCATTTTCTTGCCTTTCGTTTTGCGTTTCCGCGTTTCGTTTATTCGCACAAAGTTATGCGGAAAGTTGCACTCCGAAGAATGCAACCCACCTCGCAACTTTAGATTGATACTTTTATAAAAGTAACTTCTGTTCTTGCACTCGTACAGGTATTAATATCTTTGACAACACCTTTGCGAATAAGCATTTTTACTTTATTTTCACTTGCTAACATTTTCACACCAGAAACTTCCACATAATACTTTAGGTCGTTGTATTCGTAACGACAACCCCATCCCAAAGTAGAATTGAAATTGAATGCCAATTTTCTGGCTTCGTGTAACTTGTCTGCCATGCTTGTTGCTGTGTTGTTTGCTGTGTTGTTCATTTTCTTGCCTTTCGTTTTGCATTTCTGCGTTTCGTTTTTTGCCTCGCACCATTGCTTGGCATGTCTGTAATGGTACACGGTTTTAATCCCTGTGCATAGTTCATATCGGCTAATTTTGTAAAAAAACTGATAAAAACAACAGATTTTGACAAAAACCCGAATTGCACGCTATTTTTGGAACAAATCAGCATAAATACACCGTCACGCTAACAGCCCGTTGCGCATGTTTAACAGGCGCGTAGCCCCCCCGTAAATGCCGCGCACGGGCTTTGTGGGGTTTAGCAGGGTAACCACCCTCAAAAGTTCAAAAGCCCCGCATACGCGCAATAACCACGCTCTAAACGCTTGTATCATTTACCGTGCAATTTTCGCCAATATTGACAAAATGCAATCAATCCAGCGAAATTAAATTTGCCGTCCACGCATTTTTGCCAAGCCTATCAGCCCGCCCGATTTTGGTGCGACCAAAAAGAACGCTGCGCCCCCACTCCTGCGTATTAAAGCGGTGGGCATAGTGCGGCGTTTTCTCGAATGCCATATAACCAACGTTCGCAAAATGCCAAGGCAATTTCACCCGCGCGGTTCTTTTGCATTGCGTTGGCGGAATTGGGCGATGTGTATGCCCGCGCACAATCAATCGGTGCGCATGACCACCACACAAATTTGCAAGCGCAATCGCTTCAAGTTCGTCCGAGTTGCCGCCAGTTGCAAAACCGTGTGCAAAAATTACCGCGCCTAATTGATAGCAACAATTTTCAAATCGGTAGGGTACGTGCTTCCACTTCAAATACTCATCTGCAACGCCGTGCATTTTTCTGGGGTTGCATAATCCGCGCAACCCTTTTTTAATTCTTCGCGGGTCTGCACGTTGGATATTATCATCATGGTTGCCATCCAATAAAATCAATTCGCAATCATTTGGCAAATGCTCACGTATTCTGCGCAACATATCGGTAGCAATTAAAAACTCATCATGCAACGAATGACCATCACCAGAATCGTCTAAATGAACACTTGCTGCATCTGCATCGACCACATCGCCCAAATGAATAAAATGCGTTAACTTGCGCCCCTTCAATTCTTCAAACAATCTTGAAAGCGCACGTTCGCTTTGGTGTGGACAATGCGTACAACTAATCGCAGCAAATTCAGCGTATTTCGCCATCAGGTAATTTCTAGCGAATACCCCGCGTCAAGTGCGAAGTTACCGCCACCCCTTGTTTCTATTTCGGAATTTGGCGAGTATGTACCCGCGCTTGTCCGTGCATCAAGTATACCGTTCGCATACAAAATCACATCTTCCGTTTCAATTTCTGCATCATCATTATTTTTGAAATTTAATTGACCGTTATAAATAAAAACATCACCACTAATTATTCCACCAACATTATTGAATGTTGAACCACCCCATAAATTTATATCGCCTATTTGTCCTGCGTTGCAAATTGCACGCCCATCGACAACCAAAAAATCACGACAGCCATCTTCCATAGTATAACGCCCACCAACTTGAATAACATCGCAATCGGCCGCGCATCGTGCTTTTACATCTGTGCGCTTATCGCCCGCAACAATAATCGTATCGCCAGCATTATCCGCCAAATATACTTCGCTGCGCGTGTTTATCAAAATTGGTTCATACGTGCCAGATAGTTTTGAAGAATCTTCTGCTTCTGAAGTGTTTGAAATTATTACTGTTGTGCCACCCGTAAGGCTCAAATGAAACATTCCCCGCGATTTGTTTATGTAAATGGAATTGGAAATTACAAAACGAATGCCAGTTGCAGACGGCGTACCAATATTTTCAACAAAACCTTCTGTAATGTATACACGTTCGCAAGTCAATGTGCCATCAATAACCGCATTGCCAGAAGAAAAGATAGCAATGTCCGTGCTTTGTGGCAGCCCACTTGACCAATTGCCACTGGTATCCAAATCGCCATCTATTGCGCCCGTCCATTCTACGCGGTCAGCAACTGTAATAACAATCTGCGGTAATCCAGTTGCTGCCTCGCGTGATTTGAATAATGTATTTCCAATACCTGAAGATGAATCGGTGGGTGCAAAGCAAAGTATTAGCAGCAACGTACCACTTCGCCTTGTAATTGCATCAACAACCAAATCTTTTATATCAACAGTTTGGTCACCTTCGTTGTTCCCAACGTTTACCGTGTACGTTGGTTCGGTGTATTGCCCATTGCTTGCGCCACCTGCGCCACCCGTCCACGAAACACCCGTGGCTGATTCATCCCATGTAACTGTTGATTCAACAAAATCTTGGTCTAGCCTTGCAAGAATCATCGGTCTAGTAACTGAACCATAACTGGTTTGTTCAGTTAACGTAAAATTCGCAGAAACTATATCAGTAGGATTTGTGAAACTTGAAACATCAAAACGCATTACCGCGTGTCTGCGGTTACCACCAGAATATTCACCTACGCGCAAAACGGTTTGGCTGCCCCAATTGCCAGTTGTCGAATCTGAACGAATAAATGAATCTGCTTCAGGGTAAATTGTCGAAGATGTTGCCATTATGAAATTGCCAGCGTTCGCCCTGCGTCTGCTTTTATAATTCCGCCCTGTAACGAAATTGCGTTTGTCCACGTAGTATTTTGCAAACCGTTGCGCTCGTCAACAAGCGCACCAGAATATAACGTTGCATTTGTAATTGTGTGGCTTGGCGATGCACTACCACGCATATCAAAAAATCCACCGTACATTGTTAACGTTGTGAGTATGGCATCATCTGAAACCTTGTACTTTGTTTTGCCATCGTAAATTGTTATGGTGTTGGTTGTGCCGTCACTGTTACGCATTTCAACAAGCCCCCCGAATTGCGTTACTGTGTCTAATTGCTCTGAACACAAAAGTGAACCAGAATCAATTGTTACATCGGCAGCCGAAACGGTTGCATTTGCTTCAATTTCAATTGTTAAACCCGTACAACCAATCATATCAATTGCACCTGTCACCGTGCTGCCGTTATCCACAAAAACCGTACCGCGTCCACTTAGCGCACGAATGTTTGTTATTGTTGAAGATGTCAGGGTTAACGCTGGGCTATCACTAGAAGTTGATTGAATTATTACCGTTGGAAAACTGCCTTCAATATATGTTGTGCCAATTTGTTGCGCATAATCGAACGTGCTAGAAACATCAACTTCAAGGGGTGCGGCGGAAGAACCAATATTACCCGTGTATTTTGTTCCAACCGTTAACGTGTTAAGTGTTATGGCACTTTGGTCAAGCCCTGCGGTTACATCTGCTGCGCCACTCACAAAGTAGACATCATCCGTTGCAACTGGTACGCCCGATGGTGTCCAATTTCCTGAAACGCTCCAATCGTTTGGCGTTGTTTCGTCTGTTCCAACCCATGTTTTAGTTGCCATTTATTTCACCATTGCCCCATTGGACATTTCTCTGTTTTTAGTTTCACCTTGGCTGCGCAAAAACAACCACATTCATTGCATACGCCAAAATCAAAATGTTCGCATGATTCGCATATATGTTTCCTATCAATTATCGTATCCGTATCGCACGCATCAACGCCCAATTCTGCTTTTAACAACTTAGCACCGCCCACAATTAAACGTTTCAAGCCCTTTGCGCCACATCCACCGCAATCAACGGGTTGTTTTTTTGGTGGTTTAGGAATGCTTTTTTGAACGTTCGCATTACCAACAACCGTTTGCTTTACAATTGTTGCTTGCTTTTCTAGCGATAATTCAACCACCATTTCTTTACCGTCATAATCCCACGCTACTCGATAAGTCATGATGTGGTTACCGTTGCACTGTTTACAAATAACGCTAAATTTGAAGTTGTCCACGAAAAGACATCTGGACAAACAACCTTGGAATCGCTATCAGTAACCCCCCAAGTTGCTGAAGTTGTCCGTTGCACGTAACTGCTTTCGGCATCCCAATTGTAACCCGCCTGTTCACCGCATTGCCAACTTGGGTCTACTTCAAAACCAAAGTTCGTTGTTAAGCCGCATTTGTTTGGTCTATAGTGCTGCAATAAAACTGTTTCGCCATTGCTAATAATCGTTTCATCAAAAGAAACCAAATTATTTGTGAGGTTTATACCGCCAGCAGTTGCCTGAATGCCTAACGACCAAGTTTCATTTTCATCAGTTTGCGCGTTTATGTGTTCAGATAATTCGCTTGTTGTTTGGCTTGCATATCCGCCTAACCTGTATTGCCAAATATATTCGGCTTTGAAATAAAAACGCAAAACAACCTGAAGCCCGTTGCAACTCAACGTTGCTTTTTTAATACCGCCAGTTGTTGCCGTGCAACCACCGCCAAATGCTAAATCACTATTCCACGAAATATAAAAACCGTCAACTTCTGTAGCATCTGCAACAGAAACAACGCTGTAATCATTCCAAGATATTTGTTTATTGGAATAGGGTGCTGCTCCCGAATATGTTTGAGAGTTGCAACCGTGGTTAAAACCTGCATAGAATGAACCCGTGCAACTTGTTGTAAACGCATAATTGCTCGGCGTGCAATTTGCGGTCATGTCGCAATCGCAAGTCATCGTTTCAGTTTCAAAAACATCGCAATCAATGGGGTTATTCATTACTTCTACCGAAGCAGTCGATTCAACATTGTGGTCGCATGTTCCATCGCATTTAATACCTGTTCCCCAAGTGTTCGGGGAATACGCAACTGGTTTTGTTTTTTCGTGAACCGTCCAAGTGCTTTCGTTCGTACCACATTTTTGGCAACATGATTTTCGGTGTAACGTCATGTATCAACCACAATTGTTTTTATTGTGCCATCACCAAATCTAACTTTCAAATCACCATCGGAATTATCAACGTATATTTGCGCAACCCCCGAAACGGTTGATGGTGCTGCAATCGCATCAGTTACCGCGAACAAATCATAACTACACTCGCCATCGTTTTCATTAGTTGCCGTGAATACATACCGTGCTGTTGATTCAACGCTTCTACCACTTACTTTGTGCATTAAAACAATTGGTTCAACGTTCGGTGTAACCGTTCCCGTTGTTGTTGAGCCACCGCCCAACACTTGTAAAGTGTATCCAGCAGGGTAATCATCGCTAGACAAATCAACACCAACGCTGCCCCTACTTGCTGTGTTTGATATTTCCAACAAGTTGATTGCGGAAAAATCCCACTCATCATTTTCACCCGTTGAAGTTTTACCGCCATCCACTACCGTTGCTGTATTATCATCGTTTAGCGCAACTTGTACCCAAGCGTATTCGTACTTGTTAACGCTAACACATTGCGCTTTTGTAATCTTCGCTAAAAATGGAACCATGCCACCTTTGCCAGTTGTAACCTTTTGTTCATCCCTGTTCTTGCTTTCAAAATCTGCCAACATAGTCATCAACCTGCGCCACATATCTGGCGTAAGGTTTCCCATACCATTTGTTATTGTTGGATATTGCCCTGCGGTCATGGTGAAAAATTAAATGATGTTGTATCTGGGAAGGGTTGTTTGAAAAATATATCGGCGGTTCCATCTTCAGCAACAACAGCGTTGCCATCAGTATCTCGCTCAATGACCTGCCGCATATGACTCCACGCATCCCACGTAAAATTGTAAGAAACATCCCACTGAGAAACAGAAGAACGCTGTACGCTCATCCCCTTAAAAATTACTGAACCAGTGCTGAATCCATAAAATGTACTTGAATTTCTTTTTCCTGCTCTTAATTGAACGTTGTTCAAAAAGAAGTATTCACCAAATTGCGTTTCGCTTAATGTTATTTCTGTGGTTGGCACGGGAATTGTTACAGGTTCACCGCCTTGGTGAACGTTCGTACCAGTTGTAATTGCAGAACCCGTTTCTGTACCGCCACTTGGAATTGTTGCACCCGCAACAAAACCATCAACAAGCGCAACGCCTGTTGTTAATGATACGCCAGTAAATAATCTTGCTGGTATTTCGCCAGAATCCGTACCCCCAGAAATGCCATCATCGCCTTGTTCGCCATTTGTTTCATCAGGCTCAACATCATCATCAAAAATATCGTCATCTTCGCCAGTGTTATCACCTTCATCTTCTGGTTCGTCAATCCCATAATCCCATACAATCTCCCAAGTATTTGCACGTTCGCTCGAAGCGTTTATTGAAAAACCAGTTGCATAAATGCCCGAATTGTCAGGGTGCAAATTGCCAATTTCAACCCCGTTGGAATAGTTAACGGCATCCGCTACAGATAATACTCTGTCTTCGTCATCATCGTATACTAGAAACGTACGCGATGCCGTAAAATCTTCACCACTTCGCGACAAGTTACGGCTGCCAAGTTTTTCCACGTACTGAATACTCATGTTAACGCACTGCCTGTTTTCATCTCTTTCAAGTTTTTGTTAATGTTTTCTAATTCAGTAAATTGCTTACCAGCGATTTGGTTAGCCGTTTCAAGAAGTTGGTTTTGTGCATCCATTTCCTGAACCTTAATTACTGCATTAGCCACCGCATTTGCAACGTGGTCTTTCAGCCCCGCAACTTCTGTTGTAATTGTTGAATCGCCAATGCTTGTTATCGCGTCATCAATCATGCCTAATTGTTTGTTCATTTCCTCTTGGGTTTTAACGCTTTGCTGCGCTAACTGTTCCTGCTTAGAAACTTCGCCCGCAATTTTTATTGTTCCAAGTGCCGTACTCAACCCCTCAACAATACCCTTGGTAACAATTGCTATTTCAATTTCTTCTTGCGGTAAATTGCTTTCTAAATCAGCAACGGCGCGTGTATATGTTTCCATTGAAATTGCACCCGCTTCAAGCAATTCGTTTATTTCTTTCATCTTATCGGCAAAAACTTCTGCTGGCGTTCGCATGTTTTCCGTTAACGTCTTGCCCATTTCTTCAAGTTTCTTCTGCGCTTCATCAATAATTTCAACAGACTCAGGATTAAGAATTGTATTTTTTTCAGCGTCTAGTTCATCCCACAATCGCAATATCTCGTTTAATGCTGTTCGACCTGTTTTGATTTCTATGTTTCCTGCTTTTAGGGCATCTTCAATTTTATAATATTTTTCGCTCAAACTGTCAAGTTCTTTATTGATTGCAAACATTCTGTCTTTTGATGCAAATTCATCAACAAGTTTATTCAGCGTTTCCATTTCTTTTTGAAGTTCAATCGCTGCTTTTTTTGCTGCTGCTTCTTCTGCAAGGTTACGGGTTTTTGCTGCTGCAACATCGGCAGCATTTCCAACTGCTTCAATTTGTTCTTCTGCTCCAAAAAAGTAATCAATTACCCAACCAACAGGGAACACATCGAGAAAGAAATTTCCAATGCCCTGAAGTGTCTTTAATATTCCTAATGAAAAATCACCCTCAAAAAATAAAAGAAAACCTGCAAATATCTCTGTTGTGCCATCCACTGCACCCTTCCACATTTTTGCAAACCCACCCGCAATTTCTACCAACCAAACCAACACTTCACCCAAGGCTTTAATACCATCCACAAATTCTGGATTGCTTGCCATCTCGGTTAACTTGTTTGCGGTTTCTTCAATCATCGGGGCTAAGTCGATTGCAAGGCGTTGGAAAATAGAATCCATTACCATGCCAAGTGTAGCCATTGCGTCATTCGCGCGTTCAACACCTTCGGCATCTAGCGAAGAAAACAGAACGCCCATGCCTTCCATTTCATCGCGCATTTTTTCGATGCCCTCTGCACCAAGTTCCATCGTGTTCAAAAGTTTCATACCAGCACGACCAAAAATATCGTATGCCAACGATGCTTGTTGCGCTCGATTATCAACTTCCATTATTGAATCTGCAATTACTCCAAACATTTCATCCGCTTTCATGTTTGAAAGTTTCTGTGTGTCCAAGCCCAACACCTTAAATGCATCGGTCGCAGTACCAATTCCCATTGTGGCTTCACCAATATTTTTGACCATCTTGCCAAAGGCTTTATCTGCCTCGCCAACGCTCACCCCCGTCAGGGTTGCAGCGTGTCTGAAAACTTGCACGGCTTCAGTTGCAACGCCAATTGATTTTGAAAACTTTGCAACCTCGTCAATTCGCCCCATTGCATCGGAAATTGCACCTGCAAAAGCCTCGATTGCTTTTAGTGCAAAGGCAGCAGCAACAGCAACACCAATACCTGCCAGCGCACCCTTGAAACCACCCAACGATTTCTTCGATTTTTTTATGCCCTTGACTAGCCCTGTTGTGTTGGCTTTGACGTTTATGTAAAGATTGCCGATTGTACCCATTTAACTTTGTCCTGTTGCGCGTTTCATTGCGTGAATCATTTGTTCTTTTGTTTGCTGCTTTGGCACTTCTTTATCGTACATCGGCATGAAATCAATTGGCGTAAATGAATGCGTTGCGCGTGAACGATGGCAGTTGGCAAGCGTACTGGCAATTATTCCTGCTTGCAAATCACCACGAAATCTATTATCTACAGGTTCGATTGCATTAAAAGCAATCCACTCTGCAAGTTCCCGTGAATCAATCCGTTCTAATAACTCCCGAACGGTCATGCCCAATGCAAGGCTCAAAGTAAAATAAAAACGGCGTGGGTTATCACGCCTTTTTATTCCCCCGAAAGTTCATCAATTTCTTTTGCGCCTAATCCGTTCAAACGTTGTGCAACATCAAAAACCAAATCTAATGCTTTTGCTGATTTCTTGCCCAGTGCTTCTATATCACGCGCATCAAATAACCGCTTGCCTTTATCATCGCAAATGCAAAGAACCGCTAAACGTGCGCGAATGTTTTTCAGGTTTACACCCTTGTCACTTCCGCGCTTGCTTATGCAAGATTGTTCAAATTCATCGCGCTCAGAACCACTTAACGTGCGAACAAAAAGAATGCCATCCCATTGCGGGATGGTCAACTCTTCTTGCGGTAAATCGTTTGAATTTAATATTGCTTTTTTGTCAAGCATAAAAATATCCTGCCTTTTTATTTTTTTAGAATGTCACTGCGCCTGTAATTTTCATTCCAATTGACGCGCTAAGAGCGGAGTCGATAGCAACGCTGGGGCTAAATGAATTGATAATAGCCGAGAACGTCATTGTTGATGCATCGCTCCAAGTAATTTCAATTGATTTGCTTGCGCCATCAATCGCACTTTCGATTGCTGTATGTGTCGCAGCACTGGGGTCATAAGAAATTTGTACACTGCACTCACCGCCATCCTTCAGCCCGCCGATAAATGTTCGCCATGTTGAATCCATATCTGTAGAATCAATTGTCGCAACGCTTACACCAATTGGCGTAATTGAAATGACATTTGCGATTGTTGTTGTGCCACCATCAATTGAAATTGTAGTGCCATTTGCTGTTACTGCTCCCATTGTGGAAACTCCTTATCCTGTTTCGTACCAAATTATAAATTCGCTTTCGATGATAGAAACACCTCTATCACCCGCAACCTGCGAATCTTCTATGCTTGCCGTATCATTATCGTGTACAAGCGATTTTATTACTACACTTTCCTCAGTTCCCGAATAGCCGTTTAGTGCCGTGCGCACTTTCGCTGCCAAATCCTTCGCTACTGTGTAACTTGTTGCAACCGAAAATACAGTTAATTGCGTGCGCGTCAAATCAAGATGACCGCCGATACCTTGCTGGGGTTGCGTGGAATCCAACGTATAAATTAAAGATGGAAATTCTGCGCCCTGTTGTTTCATATAGGGGTAAACCCTGCCCGAAACAAGGGTATTCACTGGCGAATCTGCGACCAACAAACTACGAATTGCAATTTCAAGTGCCATTAGTTTTTCGCCTTCTGCGCTTCAATTGCTGCAATTAAAAATTTCTTGAATGTACTTATTTGCTTACCCGATGAAGTTTTGAATACCCGCAATGCGTTACCCTGCCCAGTAATTGAACCAACTGAAACAGATACGCCCTCATGACCACGGTAATTGCTAACGAATCGCTCGTTTGTTCCATACTCAATCCAATTTGCGTGAAAACCTTTCTTGTTACCTTTACGACTGTAAAACACCGCACCCTTTACAAGATTTTTTTGAGCAATTATCCAAACCTTAGAAGTAACTGATTTGAATAAATTTTTAGTTGCACCTTTTGGTGTATGCGTTTTTACAACCTTCCGAATATCCGCAGCCGATTTTCCCATTGCTTTTTTAAGAACCTTTTTGCGAATCTTCTTTTCAAAGCCCTCTAATGCACTGTTCACATCTTCCAAGCCTGTTAATTTAACGCCGTCCGTCATTCTTCCACCTCTTCTTTGCACATCAGTTTCAAGTATTCGTTTCGTTCTTCGTGGTTAATAACGCTTTCTATATTCAAAACCCTGCTTCCAAAAAGCAATCTGGTTTTCGGTGTAACTCCAGAAATATAGCGCATCATAACGCGGTGTGAAATCACACCCGCCATGCCTTCGCCAATGTCGCGCTCTGAACCGTTGACGGGTTCAACGCTTGCCCACACTGTATTATCCGTTGCCCACGAACCAGTAAATTCGCCATAGTCATCGAGCGTAGTGCTTTGCGTTTGAATTGCAACGCGATGTTTTAACCTTCCTGCCCGCATCAAAATACCTCTGGCATTTCGTATGATTTGGCGAGAAATTGCAAGCCCAATGGTAATTCGTGCATTGCCACAGTTCCAACCGCTTCACGGTTTTCAAAGTAATGCCCAACCAGCAAACGAATCAATAGGCGCAATTCTTCAGGAACATCACTTGCTGAACCATATCCTGCAACATACGTAACTGTAACGGCATTCGCAACTGCGCGTGTATCTGGGAAATCTTCATCATACGCGGGTGTAACCCGCGCTGGTTCACTGCTTGTATCAACATCGTACAAACTGCTCGACCATGTTTGAGTTGCTCCGTCTGTATCCACGTACTGAATACTGGTTACACTTTGCGCGGGGCTTCTGGGTAAAACAATTTCACCACCAGAAAAGCCATCAAGTTTTAACGTAATGGTTTGCGTAATGAATGAACGCCTTGTTAATCGCTCACTCAAACGCCGTGCAACTTTAATGTAATCATCAATCAGTGTATCTTCTGTTGAAACATCAACCCGAATATGGCTTTTTGCTTCTGCTGTTGTAATGGGTTCAGTTGATGGTTCGATTGTTGTTTGGAAACTTCGGTAACTCATTCGGTTGCATCCTCTAAATCAATTGGGGTTGCAACCGCGCGTTCTTTCTTTTTCCCCCCGCTTACCTTCGCAAGTACCCCGCGCTTTATCAAATGTTCAGCATACTCAGCATCAAGTTCAACAATAACGCCACAATCAAATGAACGGCCATCTTTTCCGCATCCATTTTTTATAACTTCATATTTCATTGTAATTTGCTCCGTTACCCCCGAAGGGGTTGCAAGTATTATTTCAACTTGCAACCCCAAAAAGGTTTATCCAATTATCAAAAACGGCTTATGCCATTGTTATCATTTGGACGGCTTCTGCTTGAGTAAGTTCACCATCAACACGAATTGAACCAAGCAAACCAACCTGTGAATTTGCTGCATAAAGTTCATCAAGTCTTTTCAGGTTTACGCCTTGACGCATTGCAACCCAATAGTAAGACCAATCACCGAAGAAAATTGGCGTTGCGCCTGTCGCAGTATCATCGGCAGAATCGGAAATTGCAACTGGTCGACCAAGTAACATATCTGGCTGCCCGCCGCTAAGTGCAGGTTGCCACAAATACTGGTTATTTGAGTCTTTGAGTTGGTGAATTTCTTTTGCAGTTGTTGAGTTAAATACCCACGTTCCTGCATTTCTGTAATTCGCTTTAACAGCGTAGAATAACTGAATCAACTCATCGGCTGTAATCGCTGTTGCACTTGCGGCTGTCAATGCGCTAGTGGCTGTATTCTCAACGCCTGTTGGCTGTCCAGAACCTGAACCTGTCATAAAACTATCTTCAAGTAAATTTGCAAACGAACGACCAAACGCCTTACCTAAATAACTTTCTAAGTCGATTGCACTATCGGCAAGTAATTCCTCAGAAACTTTAACCAGACGAGTTGCGCGGTACGGTGTAAGAGAAACCTGCCCAAACGCATCGTCATTTTCTGTTACGCTTGCTTCTTCTGCGCTCCAGCCCGCAGCACCCAGCGATGATTGTGTTGGAATTGTAATTTCGCCGCTTACGTTTACAACAGTTGCCAAGCCCATGATTGCGCTTGCGTCATCCATTGTTTGAATAACTGTTGCTTGTAAACTTGCTGAGTCAGAACCAACCACAGGGGCAAGGTAGCCACCTTCGCTATTTGTTCCAACTTCTAATGCACGGTAATTTTCGTTACTTAATCGACCGCGCCCAAAGCGTACATACTTATCAAATGCTTTGCGGTATTCGCCTGAACCTGTTGTTAGTTCTTCGCGTGCTTCAACTGCTTTGGGTGCTTCAAGTTCAACAACCCTATCGCTTGCATTCTTCATTGCACGTTCTTCAGCATCAATCGCTTCAACTCGTTCAATATCTTTGCGAAGTTCATCCGCATCGTTAAGCATAGCATCTACACTTGTTCGCTGTTCTGCGTCAAGTGTTTCGCTTGCATCCATTATTTTACGGGCTTCGGCAATTAGATTTGCGCGTTGCTCGCTCATTGTTTTTTTGTCAGACATTTGTCTATACTCCAAAAGGTTTTCATTATTATAAATTACGATTTGTGCAACGGCACAATAAAAAGCCAACGGGCTTACTTACTTTATAGCACCCAATACAAAAAAGCGTATGCTATAGGGGCGGTTATTTCTGGACAAATCACCCGAATACGAAACCAGAATAACATCTTACTTGGAAAGCCAGCAAACTAGAAAAACCGCGCCCGATGAAAACAAACTAATTGCTGCAAAGACTCCAACCTCAACAATTCTTATTTTGGCTCGATACGACATTATTCACTTTCCGTTATGCGTAGTTTCATTCGCAAATCAAGAGTTTCGCCAACAGCGTCAAAATCTGTTTCTTCAACAATTGCCTCTGCCCTAAATACTTCTAGTGACCTAACCGCAACCTCGGTTGCCGAATACGCTGGCGTAGTCACAACAGAAATATCAAAAATGCTTGCCTTCTTTACCGTTCGCACATCTTCGCCATCTACCGTTTCCCATGAATCTGTTACGTTATAAAAACCAAATGACATGCTTATCAAATCGCCACGGCGCAACAATTCAACTACATCACGCCCATCGGAAGTGTTCGGCGGGTCAATTTCAATACGCAGCCCGTGGTCATCTTCCCACAATCGCAGCGTACCCGCACCGCGTCTGCCAAGAAGTTTATTATTATCGTGGTTAAATAGCGCGTGAACCTCATCGTTATTTTCTAATGATTCCTTAAATGCACCGCGTTCAATCTTTTCGCGGAAGCCACCCAAATCACTTGATAACGAATTGAATACCGAAGCATACCCAACAATCTTTGGGGCTTCGCTCTCTGGCTGTTCATCAATTCGCAATTCTGCAACTGAACGTATTTCTTTATTTTCAATATTCATTGTCATTATTCCTTTGTAATAATATCGCATCTGGTTTGTAACAATCAGCCCACCGTTTGCATTCTTCTAGCCTATCCTTGGGGTTAATTGATTCAAGCAGCCCCATTGTTGCTTGGTGTGATTTTAACAAATCGCCAGCAATTTCATTTGCATCAACGTCTAAATTTATACATGCTGGTTCAAGTATCGTCTGTATTTTTTCGCGCATTGCAAAATCCTCATGTATCAACCACTCTTGCCATTCTTCAGCAGTTAATTTATTTGCTTTTCGGTTTGAAGCATTACGGATAATTCCAACAGCGCGGTTAATAGAATCATTAAGCCATTCATCGGCTCGTTCTGCTTTCGGTGCTTGCACTTCCTTCGCAATTTCAGCATCTATAAAATTCAATGGTTGAATATACGAATCACCGTTTTTGATAGGGTTCTTGTTTTCCATACGGCGAATTTCGTTAATACTCAACCATCCAGTTTCGCGTGCTGTTTTATACGCCGCAAATCGTTCTGGCGTGTTACCGCGTAGTATTTCCGCCGTTGTAAATTCCGCGTAAACGCTTCGGTCATCAACCGCCAACAACTTTCGGTTTACCTCTTGCTCCCAACGGCGTAGCCACGGCATCAAGGTTTGTTGCAGATAACTGCGTTGCTGGCTCTCAATATTTGAAAAAGTCGCATTCGACAAATCGCCAATCATGTGCGGTGGCACTCGATAAATTCGGGCAATATCTTGCAATGCGTACTGCCGTGATTCCAGCCACTGTGAATCGCTGTGCGGAATTGTCAACCCTCGCCATTTCATGCCCTCTTCTAAAATTGCTGTGCGTCCTGTATTTTGGCTACCCGAAAACATGTCTTGCCAACTGCTTCGCAATCGCTTCGCTGCATCTTCAGCAAGTTTCGCAGGATGTTCCAACACCCCTGCGGGTCTGCTTGAATTTGCAAAGAAACTCGCGCCGCTTTTTTCCATTGCCTGAGAAATGCCGATGGTTTCTTTTGCGTATTGAATGGGCGAGAATCCCAAAAGCCCCTCATGCCCCATTGCCCGTAAATGTAAAATTTTATCGCTTGTAAAATCTTTGCCATTATATTCGTAAACAACTTCGCCTTCAACAACCTTAACTTGCATTTGTTCTGGCTGCAAAATCCACAACGCAACGGGTTCACCCTTGCCATTGCGTTCTATTTCCGCGTAAGCATTACCAAACAATAATTGGTGCGATTGCATTGTTTCCAATAGGGTAAATGGTGACATTGCAGAATTGGGAGCAGTGTGAAAAAGTTTCGCAACAGGGTGTGAATCAATTGGAAATCGTCCACCATTCCTACCCTTGCCATATATGCGCAGGGGCATTGAGGCAACATCTTCGCTAATCACGCGAACGCAAGCAAAAACGGCTGGCTGGTGTAATGCTGAATCAGTTGAAACCTTTTCGCCACTGCTTGTACTTGTACCGCCAAATGCGGTTTTCATCCACGTTGACGGGTTCGCCAACGAACCGCGCGTTTCTGTTTTGCGAAACCATTTTATAAAATCCATTAGAGTAACTCCAAACCTTTATTCTCGTAAACGCTTTCGCCATCATCGCCAGTGGATGCAATCGCACGACCGATTGCCATTATGCTGGCAACAACAGAATCAATGCGTTCGTGTGAACGCTTTTTGGATGGTTTGATATTTCCCGCAGCATCTTCTTCATTTGCAACAACCGAAAAATTCCAGCGCATTACAGGATGACCACCATGTCTAAACCGTTTGCCCATTATGTTCGCTTCTAATTCCTTACTTGGTGCAGACATCGAACGATACCCTTGTCCAAAAAACGCAACTTCAAAACCATCTTCTTGCAACCATATTGCAACCTGTGTTGCATTCCATCTATCAATTGCAACCTCTTTAATATCGTACATAACGCCCAAATCGTTTATCTTCTGGCGAATATATTGATAATCAACAACATCGCCCTGCGTTTGAATAATGTATTTGTTTTCATCATTTGCCCAATCAACATAAGGTACATGGTCATCGCGTTGCCGTTTGTGCATGTTATCGCTTGGCACAAAGAAATATGGCAACACATCGTAACCGCCACCTTCATCCTCTGTTCGTGGAAACACTAGCACCAATGAAGTCAAATCTAAAGTTGTTGACAAATCCAAACCAGCGTAACATTTCCTGCCAGCAAGTTCTTCTAATGACATACGCGGTTCGCACTCATCGTATTTTTCCATTGATAGCCAACGGTCTAAACTCTCAGTGGGCTGGTTCAAATATAAACGCCTGAACGCATTTGCATAACTCGGTAATGCTTTCGCCTTTTCGCATTCTCGCTCGTAAAAATCTTGCTGAACCGTAACCCCAAGCGCAGGGTTTACGCGCTTCCAAACCTCTGGACAATCCCACGGTTCATCTTTTTTCGCAGCCCAAATCGCTGGCAAAAAACTGCCATCACTTACAATATCATCCTGAACCTGCTTGGCATAGTTGTGCATATCCCGCCACAGCGTTGGTTCAGCAGTTCCCGCCGTTGTTATTGAAATGTTAATCGGTTGCCTTCTTGCGCCCTGCGAAGTTACGAGTGCCTCAAATAATTGGCGGGCATCGGGCTTAGTCCACACATGCAATTCGTCCATGACACACGCGCTACAATTCAAACCGTGTGCAGTTCCCGAATCCGAACTTATTGCTTTCATTGTTGAACCAGTTGATTCAACCGTGATTGCATTCCGATAAATCTTGCAGTGTTTCGATAGGGTTTCATCGCGTTCAACAAATCGTTTGGCAATTCCAAATACAATGCTTGCTTGGTCGCGTGTACTTGCTGCAACTACAACTTCACCGCCCTGCTCAGAATCGCCAATTAAATGATACAATGCCAGCCCCGCAGCCAAATGGCTCTTACCAGTTTTGCGTGGAAGTTCTACCAACGCAGAACGATACCGCCGCGATTTGTCTGGACGAATCCAACCATACAAATTAGCAACAATCGAAACTTGATACGGCAGAAGTTCAAAGGGTTTGCCAGCCCAAATCCCTTTATCGTGCTTTAAGAACATGCTGAAAAAATCAACTACCCGCGAAGCGCAATCACCTTCAAATTTGCAATCACCCGCTTGCGCTTCAGGGTTATAATCAGGCAAAAAAAGGTTTACTTCTTTATCAATCACCCTTGCAAGTATTTCATTTTGTCATCGGCTGCGGTGGTTCTGGAATCTTCTACCATTGTAATCCTAGACCTTGCCGAAGGAGTTAACCCAAATTCCGCAAGCAAATCCTTGAATTGTTTACCAAAGGATTTCACCATTGAAACGTATGGCGTTTGTTGCAAATATTTCACTTCGCCGTTGCTGTCTTTTATAACGTATACGTCACCATGCTCATCTAATAAATCTTGCGACCTGCGCCAATTTGCATAGGTTTCACAAAGTAACGCAAGTGCTTGTTTATCTGCCAGCGTTAAAACTTTAAGTTCAACAAGCATTGGCGCGAGTTCATCCCAACAGGCAAGAGAATTGCCCTTGATATATTTTGGCGGGTCTGGCAACGCCACC